CCTGTGCCGCCATTTTTGTTAATCCAACAACACCATCAGAAAAATTAAACCTATTCATGTATTCCATGCTATTGACAACGTCTTGCATGATTTTTCTTGAATTAAGTCCTAAACTTTGAACATATCCAATGGATTCTGCGACTGTCTCCCCAACTTGTGATATTTCGTATCCAGCTGCTTGGAAATTTTCAACAAGTCTTGCAGGGTCCGCTTGTTGACCAATAAGTTGTGCCGCAGCATAAATTTCAGTAATTGTATCTGTAGTTTCAATTACATTTCTACGAGCACCTTCACTGATAGATATAATTGTTGAATCAATGTCATCAAGAGAAGCACCAACACGGACTAAACTTGATGCAGAATCACTAATAGCATTCGAAAACTCAACAGCTCTTAATCTACTGTCTCCAAAAGACTTATTAATATTATTAATTCCCGTATAGATTTTATCTATGGTATCTTTAAAGTTCAAGGTGTCTTGATACGCCTTGAAAACATCACCCATACTATTAAAATCATTCGGATTGTTGTTAGCCATGTTGAATTTCTAAATAAATAGATTCTTTTGTTATTTTTGAGATTTATCTTCAATCCATTTATTCAAAAGATACTTCCTAATAAAGATAGGCATAATCAAAAATTCTTGGTATGAAACACCAAGTAACGTCTTCAAATAATAAAATTCGTCTATTTGAGACTTTCTATATTCAGAAGAAAGGACGAAAAAATTCGACCCCAAACCCAACATTCACTGTGAGTTTTTCTCCTGACGGGGCCATAACAATTCTTTCCATATCCAATCTTGGTTCATTTTCATTCATAAATTTTTTAATGAATTTAGAGTCAGCTATTGGCATCTGCTCTACAAATTTTGTTATTTCACCCTTATCAGTGTTTCCATTAATACTTTGAATTTCTTTTACTAATCTCATCGTAACTCTTGGAACAACCCTACCTTGTGGGTACGATTCAAATATTTTTCTAAGTTCTAAACCATCACCATAAGTAAGTGGTTTTAATTTAACTTGAACACCTGATACAGGTAAAGTTGCTGAAAATGTACCATCAGTATCAGGTTCAGCCCCTTTATTGATGTTTAACTCATCCAACAAAACTTGTGTTTTGAATTCATTACCAGTTACTGGGTCTTTTAAAGACATTTCCATTTCAGGTCCGAAAGAGGTATTTCTTAAGAAAATTAAAATTGCCTCAATATCACCCTCCAACAACTCTTCAGGTTTCATACCGGGTTCATACAATTTATTTCTAAGAAGTTGCATAGTAACATCGTCACTTCTTCCCATCAAAATGTTTTCATCCGCAGCGGTTAGGTATCCTACCTTGACAGAACTTTTTTTGTTTTTATAAAAAATACCTCTTGAAGGTAATTGAACCACGTCATGTGGCATTGAGAAATTTTCTTGTCCGTATTGTGATATATCTTCCATAATAAAAAAACCGTAGAGTTTGGTTCTACTGTTAAATATATTGATTTAAAAAAGTAAATAAATAGAAATTAGTAAATTAAAACACAACGGTCAGGTCTTAGACTACAAGAAATTGTAGCTAATCCATCTTGGGAATAGTTAAGGGTTTGAAAATCTACATTTGTTAGGAATGTTCCGTACAAAATCCATTTTTCAACAACAACACCTGTTGGGTCTACCATCTCAAGGTCAATATCTTTTTTATAACCCGCAGCGTAACCCATACGACCTGTCACTGATTCGGCATGTAAACGAACCCACTCCATAAGAGCTTGAGCAGCAGATGGACCAATTGGGTCACGGAAGGTAACCGGAATTTCATCCCAGTTAAATCTACCTGCAACAAATGTTGATGTATTCAAAAACTGAATCTCAGTTGAATTAATTTTAATTGATGGACGTTTTGTTGATTCAACAAACCATTCGTTAATACCTAACGAAGAAGGAAACCTTAGGATAAAGCGGTTTTGACGCTTCGGTTCGTAAGGTATGGGCATTTTCATTAATAAATCAGCCATGTTGTTTTAATTTCTTTAAATTTTTTATCTTTTATTATAAATACTACCTGTGTGAAAATTTTTCCCTTTACTTTGTTTTTGAAAAAACTATATCTTCACTAGGTCTAGTTCTAGTATTCTTTTTTAATTCCTCCTTTAGTAGAATATACCTTAATTGGTTCTTTGATTTTATCAAAATGTTTCTTCATTACATCTACATTCTTAATATCATCATCTGAAAAGCCTATTAAAGGTACTCTAGGAGAAAATTTATTGGCAATATCTTTTTTAAGTATTGCACTTTTTTGTAAAAGTGCCGCCATGGATTTCACATATCTCACAAAATCTTCCATAGCCGTAACCTTAAGTTCTTCAGGGTTTGCCGCGGAACCCTCACCAAAACTTACCGGATTATATTTGTTGAGTTCTAAGTAAGAACGAATCAATTCTTCATCCGTCATTTCTTCTTCACCAACAAAATCACGATATTTTTTTAAGTTTTTTAATAACGTTTTTTTATCAATACCTTCAAAGTTATTAATAATGTAATTGTATACACCCTCTTTGATGATTTTTGGGTTGTGACCCCTTGCAGTGATTATCGCAAAAATGGAACCGTTGTTGATTGCTTCTTTAAAGTCATCCCAAGCCGGACCTGGTTTTGCTCTCATAGCATCTATCAAAAATTGTTTATCACCTTCCACTCTAAAATTTCTAAAAGGATTGTTAGCATAACCTTTGATTGTTCTGCCCATATAATCAAATGGTTCGTTTCCAATTCTATCTCTAAAAGTTGCAAAGTCTTCAGTTGACATTTCTATTTCATCACCTGAAGTATCTTCCAAAACTATCTTGGTTGGCATGTGAACGATGTTGTCATCCCAATCAAAGGCATAGTATTTTAAATCTGGTGCCTTACCTTCAAAACCTTCTTTAATTCTATTCATTATTTATAAACGGCTAAAAAGTGGGGCCGAAACCCCACTTTGTTTTTTATTAGATATTTTCAAACGAAGCCCCACTTGGAGTGATGAAGAATTCAATATCAATGAATTCAAGAGCTTTCGTAGGTTTTAAGTAAATTTTACCTGTTAATGTGTTTCTATCCAAATCTTCAGGTGAAGAACTTACTGTTACACGGAAGTCATAAAGACCTCTGTCTCTTCTGATTGAGTCAAGGATAGGGTTAACCGAATCCAAGAACTGTTGTCTTACGATTTCGTCATTTTGTTCAAACAACAATCTAACTGCCACCGCTGAAATCAACTTACGAGCTTGTAACAACAATCTTCTTACGTTCAATCTGTTAAGAGCTGAATCTTTAACTTGAAGAGTTTTGTTACCCCAAATTACAGTTCCAACATCAGAGAAGGTTGCAATTGGGTTGATACGACCTTGATACAAGGTGTCTCTATCTTCTTGTGTAAGTTTCAATCTCGCCTTAACTGAGTTAACAAGACCTCTTGTGTAACCCGCCGATGCGAACCATGGGAATGAAATGTTATCAGTCAACGCTAAGTTTCTACAAACTTGACCTGTTGGTGGTAAGTAGATTTGAGTGTTGTTAACAGTATCTCTTTCCAAAATCCATGGGTAGTAAGTTGCTGTGTATGATGAATCAATTCCTGTATCATCCAAATTGTCAACCGCCTCTTGTGGGTAAATGATTTCGTATTGAGAACCACCGTCTGAAGTGTACATGTTGTAGTCAGGGGTTGTCACGATGTAAACCGAGTCAGCCCTTTCATTTTCAATCATACCAATTGCACTTTCACACAAGTTAGAGTTGTTAATGTAATCAATACTTGAAGTTGCGAATACGTTGATGTTTGTTGATTCAGGGTTATTGAATGACAAGATACCAAGTAAGTAAGCGTAGTAGTCGGTGTTTGCAAAATCTTGTGTATTGTTCGCCACAACGATTCTCTTGAACGTACCGTCACCAGATGCTGTCGGATATCTTTGAGTAGGTGTAGAACCTTGTAAGTACCCTGATGCACCCAACATAAATCTGTCTTGGTTAGTTCTAAACTCTCTGTAGTTATCCCATCCATCAAATCCACCTTGGAAACAGAATGTATATTTTCTTGAGTATAAGAAATAATATGGATTATCTTGAGTTGTTGGTTCACCATCAAAATTTGCAACACCACAAACAAACGCTGGTGTACCACTTGTAACTTGAGCATTACCGATAGTAACAACTGTAGCACCTGAGTCCATGTGGAAACCTTGAGTTAGGTAATTCCAAGGTTCTGATTCAGTTGCTGTATCCCAACCTACAACAGGGTTCTTTTTACCCTTATATTGTAACAAGTCAGAGTCAACACCAAATTGTGAAGACATACCAAGGTAAGTTCTTCTTACAACGTCACCACTTGAAGACACGATGTTTGTTCCACCGTATGTACTTCCAAATGGGGGGTCAAAGATTGTTTCACCTGGGAAGAAGTATTTGTTTTTGATTATAGGGAATGGTGAAGGATTTGATACACTATCGTATACTCTTTCTTCAAAACCACGGAAACCACAAGGTAATGCGTCTATTGGTGCCTCATCAGAAAGTTCAATCATGATGTAAGCAGATACTAATGGAAACTCACCATTAGAAGAACCAATCTTTTTAGCGACAAAACTGTTAGAACCTGGGTCCATAGTACAGTTTGTATATTTTTCATAAACAACAGGATTTGCGTCTGTATCAAAGAAATCTCTAACTAAAACATCAAAAGTTTGATTTGAGAATGAAATGTTAGCGATTGAAATTTTAACTTCTGTGTTTGCAGAACCACCATCTGAAATTGATACAAATTTAAATAAGTTATAAACCTTGTTACCTCTTAATTCAGATACAACAAATGGAGTCTTTGGTGTTTGATATTTGTCCAAGAACCAAGCAATAGAAGTTGTTGAAGTTTTATCTCTTGCTTCAGGTAAAGCAATTAACTCACAGTTTAATCCTCTAATATATCCTTTGTTATATGCATAATTTAATAGACCTGGGTAGGACTCTTCAACATAAATAGGAACCTCAGTTCTTGATTTTGAGAAGTTAGTGATACCAAGAACCTTTGTGATGTAATTAGCATCAACACTACCAAATGAAGTTTCAAATTGGAATGTTTTATTTTCATAAGTAACACCACTCAATAAGAATGTTGAGAACGGACTATTTGTAACTCCTGAATATGCTCCTGTACAAATCATATCCAAGTCAGTCAATCCTGTTACTTGATAAACAGGACCATGATTGTTAGCGTCATATACTGAAATACCTCTTGAACGAAGAGTCGCAACAACTAAGTCATTGTACTCTGTGTAAGCAGTTCCACTGTAGTAATAAACAGTACCTGATAAAGTTACATCAAAATTTCCAGTTCCACCTGTGGTGAAATCCGTAACCGCATAATCCCAAGAAAAACCTGAGTAACTATTATTAGAATAATTTGTAAAAGTTGCATAATACCAAGGGTCATTAACAGAATCTGTTAAATCGTTAAACGCTAAGTTCATACTATCAACACTGAATACGTTACGCAAAGTTGTGTATTGAGCAGACAAGTCATTGTATTCTGTTTCAGGAATTGAACCATAAACATTCAATGTAGTACCTGTAATATTTGTATTACCTGAAACACCTAAAATAAAATTAAAAATATCATTATTGTAAGTGATTGTTGAACCATTGTTTAACAAGTATTGAATGTTAAGGTTGTCAGCAATAACGTCAGGTAATGGAGTTGTAAAGTTTAAAACATTACTTACACCTGTGTTACCGGTTACTACTGCGGTAAAGTTTAGTGCCACAACATCAGTATCTACTCCGATTGTTGTACCATCTACGTTAGCGGTCACTCTAATAGACCAAGAAGGACCCGCATCATAACCTGATAAACCAAGTACTCTTGTTACGAATAATTGGTTAGATTGTTGTAGATATGCCTTTGCAATATATGCGGCTTCATATTTAGGGATTTGCGTTCCAATGAATTTTTCAGGAACGGTACCTCCGAAGAATGTTTGAAATTCGTCAAAGTTGGTTATAAAAATAGGTTCAAATGCTGGACCCTTTAATGTTTCACCAACTAGACCCAAAGTAGTTACACCTACGCTTTGGGCCACGAAAGACAAATCGGTTTCCGAAGTGTAAACACCTGGAGATACAAATACTTTCTGATTAGCTTGTGCTGTTGCCATTGATTAATTTTTTCTTGTGCGGTTTTATTTTATAGATAAATATTCATTTCAAATACAAAAAACTTGACTTTTAAATATGTATTAATAAACTGGCAGATTTTTTTCTCCCTTTTTTCATACTTTATGAAAACTAACCATGACAATATCAAGAACCTAAAAATATCTGAAAAGGCACATACTGTATTAAAAAAGTATTGTGAGGATAATGGTTTGAAAATTCATAAATTTGTTGAGAAACTCATCTACGACAATTGCCAAGTGAAAAAAGACATTTACGGAGAGGATTAAACTAGTTTGGCATTGTATAAAATTAACGCCTCTTCACCTACAGTATCTTTTGTAATATCCACCTGTAAAATGTCACCGGTATTCAATTGAATGGTATCTAAATTACTTCCATAAAAATCTCCATTAATTGTAACATCCCAACCACTAACGTTGTTTGTTGACACCAATTTTAAATTAATTCTATAATCAACTTGGTTATCAATCAAGGTTGTGTTACCCGAAGTGTAGAATAAACGATATTCAAATTCGTTAGGATTTGGTGGAAATGTTTCGGCTCTCCTACCCTTAGCAACATTAACATCGGTCTCAAATAATTGAACGACACGAGCCACTGCAGGTTTTACTTGAAATTCTTCTTCATCAATTAAGTAACCCAACATAGTGAAGTCGTAACTTTGAATATAATATTGTCTTCTCTCAACTTCAGTTACTGACTCATCAGTTATGTTATTCATAATGATTGGTACATACTGACCCTTGATAAAAGTATATGCTTGACGAGATGAAAAAGTTTGAAGAACATTTTTGTTAAATGTATTCAACTCTCTCATTCTGTTACACATAATTTTTACTTGAAAATTTAAATCAACAGGAACAGGTTGTGGAATTGTATAAACATCAAACCCTTTTTGGTTTCCATTCCAAGTAGGAACCGTCGCATAATAAAATTGTTTTCTATTTGGAATAGTATATTGGGTTGAGGGATTGGTTCCGTATTTTACTTCAGGTTGACGAACCAACGTTATAAAAGGAAGTTGTACGTTAAAGTCAGGGTCTTTGAAATTCCAAGTTTCTGTAAATTGAGACCATCTTTGGTTAGTTATAATCTTGTCAACAACATTAATATCTTTTCCTGATACTGTAGTTTTTAATTTTTCCTTCACAAACTCCAACATACCTAAATCCAAATCAGCATGTAAAACACTTTGTGGAAGGTAGGTCCCGTCTTTGTTGATAAACTCCAATAATTGTTCCCTCCTTGCCGAAAGAGTTTTCGGTGGAACTAAATCAATATTTGGTTTAATTTGTTTTGGAAATGCCATTACGTACCAAAGAATTCATTTTGACTCACAGGTGTTGCAATAATAGTCCTGTAAAATGGTTTATAACCTCCATAAGTATGACGATTGTCTGAAACGACCCTTCCGTCATCGGCTACTGAATAGTATCTAACTTTACTTTCAGTTTCATAATAACCCAAGTAATCCCCCATTTGAATTTCAACCTGTAGTTCATCCAAATAAGATTGGTAAATAGAAAACTTCATATTACCTGGTTCATTTTGTTCAATTCTACTTGTACCTAACTTTTGTGCTGTAGGAGCTAAGATTTGAACCAATCCTTTAATTTCTACAGGAGCAAGAAATTGGATACCTCCTTCGGGTACCTCCCCATATACATCGTCCTGTAGAGTTTTATATCTATCTATTCTGTAGAGAATGACTGTAAAATTCATATCCCCTTCAAGCCATTCTGAACCCATGGCGACATCCAAAGAATAATCTTCACCACCAAAGAATTTACCTAATCTTGTAATAGGGACTAACTTATCTGACATATATTGATAAATACATTCTTATTTATTATATTTAATTTGTTTGTGTATAAACCTACGTACCAATAAATACGAGATGGGAATTAGTCTTACAATAGAATCCAAAGCAATTACAGCACTTGAAAGTTATGACGGCGCAAATAACTATATTTTTAACCTAAAACACAAACTTCAATTAAATCCTAAGTTTTATCCAACAAGGGCTCAATCAGAATATATTTTAACCAACAAAGACAAGACCCCCAAGGTTGCGAAAAAGTGGGTGGTTCTTGATTCATACTTTGCAAACAAACTCGCCAACGATAAATTTCTTCTTCAGATTCCTGAGAGGATTTGGGTTGAAAAACTCTTGGCTGAAAAAGACAAAGCCTATCATGTGTGGGGTAAGTTTTTTGAAACGGATTCATTTACCGATTTTTGGATTCCCAAAGCATCTTTGATTAAAGACAATAAAGTTGAAATTAAAGAAATTGATTATTCTAAGTATTCACACCGTCCTCCGTTAGACCACCAAAAAGTTGCCATAGAAGAACTCTTAAAAAATAAAAAGTTTATTTTGGCAGACGATATGGGACTCGGGAAATGCGAACCAAAAAATAACAGGGTATTTACCCCATTTGGTAGAAAAAATATTGGGGATATTAAAGTTGGGGATAAGGTTATTGGTCGTGATGGCAAACCTCATAATGTAATTGGTGTATTTCCACAAGGCGTAAAAGAAACTTATAGAATAACATTTAATGATGGATTTTCAATTTTAACGGGAGACGAACATCTATGGTCAGTTTTATCACCTAATTATGGTAAAAATACAAAAAACGATAGACGAAAAAAATCTTTAGTTCTTTCGACAAAGCAAATGTATGAGGGTGGTAAAATTAAAGTTAAAGGTATTGATTATAATAAAGATAAGGAATATGAGATTGAAACTTATTACAAATCACCAAATAGTAACAATAAATGGCAAATCCCTATTGTAGAACCGATTCAATTTGAACGTAACGACAATCTTCCAATTAATCCTTATTTTTTAGGATTGATTTTAGGGGATGGACATATAAATAAATCATCCTGTGTTTTTACAGTACACTGTGACGATTATGATGAACTATTTGATAGTTTTGGTTTGAATGAAAATAAAAAAATTAAAAATCAGAGAAAAGGAATTAAATTAATCGGTAGGGATGTGTTGAACGGACTCAAACTAAACGAAACACGTTCCCATAACAAATTTATTCCAGAAATATACAAATATTCATCAGTTGAAAATAGACTGTCAATACTACAAGGACTAATGGACACTGACGGTCATTGTATGTTTAATGGTGGTGGAAAGTTTTTAGGAACTGAATTTAGTACCATTTCAAAACAACTATGTGATGACGTTGTTGAAATTGTACAAACATTAGGTGGTATTGCAAGAGTAAAAACTCGTATTCCAACCTATACTTATAATGGTGAAAAAAAGAAAGGTAAGTTAGCCTATAGGGTTAATATTAAATTACCAAAAGGAATGAACCCATTTAAATTAAAAAGAAAGGCAAATAAATATATTGAACCAAAAAAATACCCAACAGGTAGGTATATTAAAAATATTGAGAAAGTTGGTTTTGAAGATAGTGTTTGTATATCGGTGGATTCTCCTGATAAGTTATATGTAACTGAACATTGTATTGTTACACATAACACAACATCAACAATCATCGCTGCGTTGGAGACGGGGTCTAAAAAGATTTTAATTATTTGTCCGGCAACTCTTAAGATTAACTGGCAAAGAGAATTCTTATTGTATTCTGATAAGACAAGTTATGTTTGTGATGGTAAGAACTTTTCTGAGAATCACGACATTTTGATAATGAACTACGATATCATCAAAAATTTCCACGATACAAAAGACAACGAGAAATCTTTGATTTTTAAATCAAAGTTTGATTTGGTTATCATTGATGAGGCTCACTATGTTCAAAACGTCCAAGCTCAAAGAACCAAACTAATTAATGATTTGGTTAAGAACGTGGATAGACTATGGTTGTTAACGGGTACTCCTATGACCTCACGACCCATCAATTACTTCAATCTATTGTCATTGGTGGATTCACCCGTGGCAAAGAATTGGATGGCTTACGTGGTTCGTTATTGCTCGGGTTACCAATTCAAAGTTGGAAATAGAAAAGTATGGAATGTCATGGGAGCATCAAACTTGGAGGAACTCCGAGACAGAACTGGTTCAACAATATTAAGACGCCTAAAAGATGATGTGTTGGATTTGCCGGAGAAGATTATCACCCCAGTTTATTTGAGATTGCGGTCCAAGAACTACGAAGAGCTAATGGGTGAATACTATAACTGGTATGAAAAAAACCCGGAGGAAAGTAAAAACCTTTCAATCCAATTTACAAAATTGATTCAAGTGCGTCAGTTGATTGCCGATGAAAAAACTCAGCACACCATCGAACTTGCCGAAAACATCATCGAGCAAGGAAAGAAGGTTATTATCTTTTGCAACTTTACCCATTCCCTTGAAATCATTTACAATCACTTTGGAAAAGCTGCGGTTCGTTTGGATGGGTCGATGAGCAAAACACAACGTCAGGATGCTGTGGATAGGTTCCAGGAAGATGAAAAGGTAAAAGTTTTTGTGGGTAATATAAAGGCTTCAGGAACCGGAATCACTCTAACCGCCGGTGAAGCTGTTATAATGAATGATTTATCATTTTTACCTTCAGATATGGCACAAGCTGAGGATAGGGCCTACCGATACGGACAAAAGAACAATGTTCTCGTATATTACCCATTGTATGAAAATACTTTAGAGATGATAATTTATAACATTGTGAATTCAAAAAAGAAAATTATATCAACTGTAATGGGGGATGTGAATAACGCAACAGATGCCGCCGAAGAAATTCTGAAAAGAATTTATGAAATGAAAAAATAAAATTGTGAATATTCACACTTTTTTATAATTGCAAATATTTATTTATTATGGGAAGAAAAATTAAAGCTGAAGATGAAAAAAAAACAAAAGTATCTATTGCCCTAGATAGAGAACTTTTAAATCATTATAGAACCCTTCATGTGAATTTGTCTTCTTTAGTTAATAAATTGCTGAAAGATTACCGAGATGAAGGAAACAAAAAAATGTAATAAATGTAAAATTGAAAAACTAATTTGTGAATTCGGAAATAGGGCAAAATCCAGCGATGGTAAAAGAAGCTCTTGCAAGACCTGTGATGCTGAAGACACCAGGAAGTGGAGAAAAAATAACAAGGAAAAAGTTTGTGAACATAAAAAAAATTACGAAAAAAAATACCCAGAAAAAAAAATAGAAAAAGATAATTTAAGAAAATCCAACAAAGCTGATTATTTATAATCAAACAATAAGACCATGGAACATATACAAGAGCAAGTCAATAAAATACAAGAGCAAATAGTCCACGAACAAAAAAAAGAAGAGGTTAAAGTTCTAATCAAAGAAATGAAAAAAATCGGAATTGAGAAACTTCCGTACGCCTATTCAGCCATCAGTAGATTTATTGACCCCGAAACAATGGATGTTCATTACAACAAACATTACAAGGGTTACGTTAACAAATTAAATCAACTACTGAAGAAAAGAAAAGGTGACCAAGACCTTGAAAAAATAATCAGAAACATTTCTCGTTATCCAAAAGGTATCAGAGATAACGCAGGTGGTGCATTTAACCACGCTTTGTTTTGGAATATGTTAACACCAAAACAAATGAAGATTACCACAGAGTTGGAAGATATTATCAAGAAAGACTTTGGCACCTATGAAAAATTCAAACAACAATTTGAAACCGTTGCAAAAGAAAGATTCGGTTCAGGTTGGGTGTGGTTGGTATTAACCAACAAAGGGACACTAAAAATTATGTCCACCCCAAACCAAGACAATCCACTGATGAACATTATTGAAGGTGGGGGTTATCCGTTGTTAGGATTAGATGTTTGGGAACATGCTTATTATCTCAAATATAAAAATAAGAGAGATGAATACGTTAAAAACTTTTGGTCTGTAATTAATTGGGATTTTGTCACTAACTTGTACAAAATGAAAACTGAAACCTCATTATTAGAATCTGTAGAAATGGGAAAATTTTTGAATGAAACAAAATCCGAAGGATGTTCACGAGAAGACATTGAAACTTATCGTGTTCTATTTAACGTGAACAAAAACGCAAGAAACATCTACAAAAACACAATCATCAAAGTTCAACAAAAAGTTTTTGCTGACAAGTATCACACCAAAAGAGAAGATGGTGAAATACCTGGTGTTTACAATTTAGAAAAACCAGGTCGTTCAGTTATCAACTATATGAACACAAA